GGTCTCCTTCCTTTGTAACAGGAGTAAGCAACCCGGATATGCCGCCCAAGCCCATGCCGGTTCCAATAGCCCGCATACCAGTTGAGACGGCTGCTTGCGGGGTCGCGCGGGCCATCGCGTACGTCACTGGGTTGACGATGTTTCCTACAAGTCGGCCAGTATCAAAACCCGGCTGGCCTGGTGTAAACGCAGTGGCTTCCCGCGCGGCTTGGTATTCTTTTTCTGAGCGAGCTACGTCTTCGTCAATTTTTCTGGGGTCGGCCAAAAATTGGTTGGCAATGCCGCTGACTATTGGGTTTCTGCTGCCGCGCAATTTAGCTGGAATGTAGTCAGCAACGTCCATAACGGACGATGGTATAGCTCGGGTCACCAACTGAGCCGCAGCGTCCAGTGGGTCTTTCATGCCCTTTATAATGCCGCCTTCAGTACCGCCTAAAAAAGACTGGTACATGGTTGGCGCAGATCTTTTTTCGACTTTTGGTGCCTCAGTCGGAGTTATTTTTTCCCGCGCAATTTTAGAAATAGTTTTGTTTGGGAAATCTTTTTTAGCTCTAGCAATTGCCGCGTCTTTAGAAACGTCATCGGGAACGTTTTTGTAAACAAAAGAACTATTGTCTTCAAAATCAACAGTGATTTCGCTTTTCATTACCAGTCACCGCTTCCAGAAGTCGTTTCGCCGCCAAACCCTTCCATTGTCTTATTTTTCCGATAATAAATTTGCGCTTTATTAAACATTTGAATGTCATTTTTAGCAGTATCTTTCAAATACTGAATAAGTGCTTTTCTGGCCCCGCTTTGCATATTAAGCGTTGGAATAGTTTGTTTGATAAAGTTTAAATCGGCATCTGTGGGGTTTGTTCCAAGTTGCTTAATTTTTGCCAAAGCAAGGTTTCCGGCTTGAGCCTGATATTCCTGAGAATTGTTAATTTTATTTTGATCAACACCAAGCCAGGAAAACAAGGGGGCATACTGCGTTTTAATTTCCGCAAAATTTCCAGAATAGATGTTGCCATCCGCAGCTTTTCCCATAGCATTTAAGCTATTCAAAATATTTTGGGCGCTTGTCGCTCTAGCTTGCATCCCGGTAAGTTGGTTTTTATCCAATTCGCCTATGGTGTTTTCAAATGCCCTAGATCCCATATTGACTTGAACCCCAGGCGCTCTAGTCGTTTCCAGATTAATCTTGGCGTCAAGCGCCCGTACTCTTGGGTCATCCGGCTTTGCGCCGCTAGCAATCAACGCGTCCCTGTCGATCAGCAATTGCATAAACGGTGAACGGTCTGCCGCTTCGTTTGTAGCCGGTACAATTGTTTCTATTGTGCCATCTGCATTACGCAGGAAAATGCCAGATTTGTTGCCTTCAAACATCTCGCCTTTGCTCTCAGTCCTGAGTCTCTCAGACAGCTTCTGCAAATACGGATTGTCAGACATTTCGTATTCATCAAGAAGGCGGCTTTGGTCTTCTTTAGAGCGTTTTGCGCCTTTTGTAATAATATCTCCAAAAGTAACGTCTTGCTCTTTTGGCATAATATTAAATGGGCGAAGCGTTGTGTCAGACCTTTGCGGTCCCGCAGCCATTGCTTTGTCGTCCTGCAAAATATATTTAGGCAATTCTGGTGAAGCAGGGATTGCATCGTTACCGCCTGGTGTGAACGTAAGACGGGCAGAACCGCCAGGCATAACCAGGTCAGGCTCTTGATTAAATGTTTTACGCGCCTCAATTGCTTCAGTGCGGGCAGCTTTCTCCAGCGCCGCCTCATCCTCAGACGCCTTGCCCGCAAGATAGCCACCCATGCCGCTCTTAAGAAGCTTGGCAAGCCCCTGAAATGGCGAGATTGGCGTGGGAATGCCGCCAACGCTTTCGACCTTAATATCTTCGCTGCCCTGCTGGGCTAGCAATTCAGCAATTTTCTGACGCCGCTTGATGTCAGCAAGCTGGGATTCATACCCACCAGCGGGAGCGGTCAGATTGACGTATCTTGGGTCTGCCATCGTAATTCCTCGAATTTATTATTACGCGCCGCCAAGAGTTGATGGCAGAGCCGCTGGTCTGGACGGTCCGTACAGACCCCCCGCAGCAGACCTAGCTATGCCAAATAGCCCCTGCGTTGTAGCATTATTGGCCGCCACATTCTGCGCGTATTGGTTCTGAGCAAAGTTAGCAGCTTGCGTGGTGGCGTTGGCAATTGGCGCTGGGGCGATGTTCTGCCCCGTGTACTGCTGGAACTGCGGGTTCTGGATTTGCGAGCCGCTTTGCAAGGCCGTCAGGGTGTTAAGAGGCAAGTTGTATTCGCCTAGGTTCCGCTGGTACTGCTGGCCCAAGGCCGTATTGCCAAACTGGGCAGACTGAAGGGCTTGGTTGTATCTCTGGTTCTGCGCTTGGTTATAAAGACCCGCACTCTGCAAACCTTGACCAAAGTTCTGCCCAATAGCTTGATTGCTGGCCTGATTTGCTTGCAAGCCCTGGCTAAAGTTCTGCCCAAGAGCCTGATTGTACAGGCCCGCCGAACTAAGCTGCTGGCCGTAGCCCTGCTGGTTAGCGGCCATGTCAAGGATAAGACCTTCTCTCTGCGCCTGTGTGAGAAGGTCTGTTTCGCCCTGCTGCTGGCTGCGGATGGCGTTATTCCACGCTTCTGAGCCTTCTGTAATACCTTGATTCCGTAAATTCTGGAATGTCGAGGCCCGCTGGGCTGCAAGCTGCGGTGCCAGCCGTGACATGATTGCTTGCTGGGCGGTCATACCAGCGTTGATGGGCATTTTTGCAATGCCGGAAAGGTCAAGTTCCCCGCGAGCGTTGCCGTATTTTTCCGCACTGAAACCTTGCGCCAAACCATACTGGTCTGCGGAAGGCCCGTAGTTTACCGGCCCCTGATCGCCAATGCTTGTCTGGAAATCAGCGACCCCAGACTCAAAAGGCTTGCTCATCGTATCGCGGACATTGCCAAGCGCAGTTATGCCAACTTCGGAAAGCCCTTTCTGAACCGCCTGTGCGTTTTCCAAGGCAGCTTGGGCGGCTGGTGTAAGCGTCTGGGTTACAGTCGGCTGATCAGGGTCGCCAGTCTGGGTTGTAAACTGTTCCCGCGTAGGTTTTGGAATATTATTACCAGTCCCTACATAATTGCCGTATTCGTCGTATCCGCTGCCTTGGTACGATGTGTCACCGGCTTGGTTATTGTACGCCGCCATTGCGGCGTCATAACCTGATTGGTCAAACGTAGTAGGCCCGCCAAACGTGACCGTCTGGTTGCCGTAAGGCGATATAATGTTGGGGTTGCTAAGACGGGCGCTCAATCTTGCCGCGTCAATGTTAGCCTGTCCCTGCGCCGTAGCGGCACCAGCAAAATCAGGCGTGGCGGGGGCTTTTGGTTTGTTCAAAATAGCGTTTGCGGTGCCAGCAACAATTGAAACGCCAGTAACAACAGCTAAAGCGGTGAAAGCAGTCATTATTTAGCCCCTATCAAGTTAGTTTTGAGGATGTTCCCAGGGCCAAACATACTGTCCGGGTCGTCTTCCAAAAGTTCCTTTTCAACATCTTCCACATTGGTAGAATCCGCAATGTGGATGTTGAGAAAATGCGCGTCAGTCAGCGTGTGGCAAGCCCTTTTGGTGCCAGGCTTGCTTTTAAACATGGCTGGCCCAGTAATGACTTCGACGCCATCCGGGGTCGTGATGTTGACCGTGCCGGATACTATGTAAAACAGGTGTTCTTTCTTATGAACGCGCCCGACTGCAAGCTGATTGGCCTTCAGCTTTGCTTCGCGGCAGTACAAGCCAGCGTAGAACGTATGGATTGTCTCAGGCTCATACTGGGGCAATGTCTTAACTACAGCCTCAAACTGTAGGACATTCTCCATAAGTGCTTCAGCGGGAAGCATTTGCTCTGTTACAGCCAGATTACTCATACGCCCGCCCATCCGGTTTGATACACCACATCTGTCGAAGCCCATTGTATCTGGATGCCGCTGCTGGCCGTCTTCATCTGGACCGCCCCGCAGTAGCCTATGCCCGTAATGCCAAGCCATGTGTTCTGGATCGCCAGATCAGCGCCCCACAGGGCCGTATCCCAAGTGCTTGTCGCCGCGTCCCAGATGCCATAGGCCGAACCGGTAAAGGTCACGGGGGCCGTCGTATCAGACGTATCGAAGTCGATGTTCATGCCCACGGAGATGGTCGGATCGCCGTTGGTGAAGATGCTGGGGCGGGCGCGAGTGAAGTACTTCTTAACGCCGCGAGCGCCCATATAATTGAACGCTTGCAGCGTGGTGGTGGTGATATTGCTGGTATTGTCAGCGTAATTGTCATCCCAAGCATGGCCGACATAGCCATCTGAGCCAAAATACGGCTCTTCGCCAAGCGTTTCCCAGCAATATGCTGCCCAGCCGATAAATTGGCACCATGACTTTGTGATGTTGTTCATCACATACTGCTGCTGCTGGCCGTCAGCTACCGGGACATTGATCCAGACAGCGTTGTATTTGGCAGTGCCATAAATCTGCCAGCCGACATCAGCGTGGCTTCCGCCATACTGGGTCGTTGCCGCCGTAATCGCGCCCTGTATCTTGTCAGACAGGGCCACACGGGGATCAAGGCGGCTAGATTGCAGCGATGCGGCAAATGGCAACAAGCCGTCATATGTAAGTACCAGCAGGTCGCCGCCGTATTTGAGCATGACGCGAGAGCCAACGGGCGAACCTACGTTCCAAACGCCTATCAAGGCCCATGTTGCCGCGCTGGCCGGGTCCGTGCCTCGAAAGACGACCACTTCGCCTTCGCTGGTAATAAAGGCAAGGTTGTCATCAACACCATAGCCAGCGTCAAGCGTCCAGGTGTCCAGATCGACTAAACGACCACCAAGGCGGCAAATAGAACTCATGTCGATATATTGGGCAGCGCCGCCAATTGAGCTAGTTGGCAGATACCAAGCCTTTAGTGTGTTTTTCTCAATAAACCACAGGCGGTTCTTGAACAGCGTGATATTGGACAGGTTGTTGTCAGTCACGCCCGTAATGGTCGGGGTTGACCAAGTTGTGCCATCGTACAGCCGGGCGTCATCAACGCCATTGACGGCCATAAGGAAGCTGCCGCCAGCCGTGGTGATGTTGACATATTCCCAGATGCCATTGGTCAGGCCGGATACAACAGGCGAACCTACGGCCCCAGCGGCGGTCACATCGTAGATTTTGCCTGTACTAGTGACGGCAAACATCTTGGACGTTGCGCCGCCGTTATAGATCAGGATGGTCTGGGCTTTGCCATCAAGGCCCGTGGCGTGTTTGGTATAGCCGCCGCGCATGGTCAGGCTGCTGACCGTTGGGAACATATTGATGAGCGTTACAGCGTCTGTAGGCTCCATGTTGGCAAGGC